ATTATCGAAAAGGCACTCGCCGCCGTTGCTACCGATGAAGACGAGGACGAGGACGAGGAAGAGTCCGACGAGGAATCGGATGATGACGCCGAGATGAAGGCTGTTGGCAACGCTCCACAGATGGATGAAGAAGAAGACGAAGAAGACGAAGACGAAGAAGAGGACGACGTTGCCCCCGCAGAGGCCGCCCCAGCCGAAGAGGCCACTCCTGCCGATGATGAGCCCACCCCTGATTCTGATGCCGAGATGGAAGAAGAAGAAGACGAAGACGAGGAAGAGGACGACGAAGAGGAAAAAGGCTGGATGGGTGACGCTCGCAAGCGCCGCCTCCAGACCATGGGGCGCAAATCTGCCGACCTTGGTCAGACCGGCTTCCTCTGCGCCGTCGAGCGCAAGGTGTACCCGGGAAGCGCATCCGTCTGTGACGACTGCCCGGGTGGATGTATCGCCGAAAAAGGCATGCCCGGTCTCATCGAAATCGAAGGCAAGGCCGAAGCAGAGTTCAACGGTACCGTCATTGATTCCGGATACTCGCAGGACAGCGACATCTACGTCATTGACCTTGAAGTTAAGGACGGACACGCCATCGAAGTGTTCATGGAGGGATCCACTGGCGAAACCCTCGGCTTCCATCGTCTCGACGACTCTGTGTTTGAGCAGAAATCGCTGACCGCTGACACCGAACTAATCGATTTCAACGTCGCTGCCGAAATTGCCGTCAAATCAATCGAAGGGGTTGAAGGCATCGTTACCGCTGTGGAGCCTGACACCTTCGAAGGCTTTGACGTTTACGCAGTAGAGGTCGACGGTATTGATGGCAAGTCATATGACGTATTCGTCGCTCTAGACGGAGAAGTGCTTGGTTTCGACACTTACGAACCGGACGAGGCGGAAGAGATTGAAGCCGAAGCGGCAGAAATCGCCCTCAAGCGTGCGTTTAATGAATCCCAGCGAGAGGAAATGGCCAAAGAAGGTCTTGCGCTTCCTGATGGTTCTTTCCCAATTTCCAATGTTGACGATCTGCGCAACGCAATCATGGCCCATGGCCGCGCCGTCGACAAGGAGAAAGCCAAGAAGCACATCATTAAGCGCGCCCGAGAAATGGGTAAGGAAGAGATGATTCCTGCTGCTTGGACATCCGCCAAGAAAGAAGACGCCGAGGTGAACGACATCAACGACGCAAGTTTCATGCGTTCGCTGGTCGAGTTTGAAATGCTCATGAACGAGGACGACAGCAACGACGGGAACTCCTGAAGGCTGGGAAAGAGTGGCCCACTATGGCCAACATCCGGGCCGAACGAGTAATACTTTCTGATCGCGTCAACACCTATCGACGTGATTACGAAACCATTGGTGCTCTCTTTCGGATAAAGAGTGCGGTACTTGCTTCCCAAGAGAGCCTTGACCCAAACATCTCTGTAAAAGCGTTAAATCAGGATCTTCCCAAAAAAGATAAAAAAGATTCTGAGAAGCGCACTTCTGGTACGGGAGTTGAAGAACAACTCCCCGAACTTCGCTATGCGCCTAACGGCAAACGTGGCCGTGGCGACGTACTCAAACTGCATGTAACCCCACGCGACCTCACAACTGGCAACGAACCAAACTTTGGTTGGATTCCTGCTCCTGAGAAAAAATCCGAAGAGGAAACACGCAAACAAATGCGTGAACTGTTGGATTGGAAGAAGCGCCGACCCAAAGTTCGCGTCAGGAGTTTTCGTGCTGACCCAAGAACAGGTCAACGAGTAGAGGATTCCGGTGTCGATGTCGAAGTAAAAGGACTCGGCAGAAAACTGAACCAGATTGTTCCCGGAGGGAATTTGTCCTCACGTGCGGCTGGGGCAGTTGGAGTACTAACTGACGCAAACGGGAAATTCCGATGCCCGCCCGGAACTCCGGCAGCCAACCAGTTCACCGATGAATTTGGTACAAACTGTTTCAAACCAGCACTCTCCTCGCGTCGACTCATTGGAGCGATGCGTCGGTGGTTCGACAAATATGTTGAACTCGGAGAACAAATCCAACTGCTTGAAAGCATGGGCATATACGGTGTCGGGCCAGACGACCTAACCCCTCAATACAGGCAAAACATCCGAAACATGGTTCGGGCTGCTGGAAGTGTTGCGCCAAAAGAACGCGTCCAAGAAGTTCAATCCCGAATGGACACCGCAATTGATGCCCTCCAAACACGACTTGGAACGACTCGCGACACCACAGACAATGCCGACATGTGGACCGCGCTGGCAACGCTGGCCGCCGATGAATGGCAAGACCTTGACTTCTCAGGGATTTTTTCCGGACCGGAAGGCTGGGGTTCGTGGAACAAAAACATGCTTGCCGACCCAAAGGGTCGCACTCCTCAAGCAGCAGCAGATCACACTGCCGACGTTCGTAGCCAATACATCTCAATGTTTGACAACTGGGTGTCGGACGGCCCAATGCGCCAAAGGTACCGAGATGGAGACCCCGAAGCCAGAGCCCTCATTGACGAAATGGTTACCCGCCATCTGGCAGCAGAGCGTGGCTTCTTAAAGGCGATTCTTCAGGAGTATCAAGAATCCCCGGAAATCATGCGTCAAGTAAAGACGCTAGGCCGAACGCAAATCCGTGATGGCGAGGCGTTTGATGACTATTGGCGAGTAGATGGAGAATGCAGCCCGGCAGGTTTCCACCCCAGAGATGGGTTCGCTCTGAATATTGACTTCAACGCGGCAGCAGTGGCTCTGAAACCAGCAATCCAAAACGGACTAGCAAATTACACTTCTGACGGCCGCATCCTCTTATTCGATATCGACCCCAACGATGTGTCTCGCTCATTCACTTCGGAAGCCGAACAGTGGGCCGAAATCGGAAACCTGATGCAGAACACCGTCGATCTTGAACGGTGGCGAAATGTTTACGCTCAAGACCTTTCTACCGCACGCCACGGCTCAATCGAAGCAAAGGGTGTGCATATCGCAAAACATGAACTTGGTCACGCCCGCCAGTACCAGTTCATTAAAAATGCCGTCTTGGACACCCACGCCAAAACAGGCTCCACCTACTTAGTCAACTCAACTTCAGGTCAAATTGAACGGCTCGACGTTTCTCCCGATCAGTGGACTAACCAGCAATGGGTTGATGTGGTGACGAGTCAGGTTCAACGTCTTATCCCAGAAAAGTACCTCGCCGATGGCTTCCCACCGACGTCGCTTGAGACGTTCGAAGGAACAATGCTTCACATCATGGCGGGAAGGTATTACCAAGACGAAGTTCAAAATTTCTTCAACTTGAATGATGATGCCAAACGAGGACAGTCGGCATTGATGATGCTCGAAGGCATGACAGAATTGCGCGCGCTTCGAGATATGGGTGTCCTCATGGATCCAGAACTCGACCGACTCGTGTCATGGATGGACGACGTTGACCCCAGAACACCGGAACGCCCTGATCCGCAAGGAGTTATCTGGCCGCCGCCGACAAGTTCAGCAATGCAAGTGTTCCAGCCGGATCCCAATGGAACGTGGGACACAATTAGCCGCACCCCGATTGAAGATCCAAACCCGTTCATTCCTGACCTTGGCGGAAAACAGGAACATATCGATGCCATCAATTCACGCATCTCAAGTCTCAATCGCAGTCTTCCCGACGCCGAAAGAGACCTTTTTGATCCAAGAAGCGAAGTCGTCGAAATCCAGAACGGCAATGACGTTGTCGAACAACTGAGAAGTGGCAAAACCGCTCTCGACATTGAAAACCTGACGGTTAAGAAACAGCAAATCATTGACCGCGAAGTACTTGCTGAGGACATCGCAGCAACAGGAGAAATCGACGATGTTGGGGATCTCGAGGTCGGCGATGCCATCCGATTCAAAGGATTCAAAACACTTGATCGCCGCATGGATGCTGATCAAGAACAAGACCTTTCGGCTGACGAAGGAAAACGGAAAGTCAACTTTGTTCTACCTAAGGGAACAAAAGGCATCGAAAAACAAAACCCGGCGAACAACGAGCCCGATCAGGTTGAGATTCCCGGCGGAGAATACGAAGTCCGTTCTGTTAACCCAGATGGAACTGTCACGCTAGTTCCCCGCAGCCAAGATGATGCCGACACCGTTGCTCGTCGCCTCATCGACAGTCTTGATGGAAGTTCCGACATAGACGACGTTCGCGATGCTGTAAGAACAGTTCAGAAACGGGCGCAGAAGTACGTCCAGAAAAAGGAAAAGATTCGTCGAGCCACGCGATCCAGCGACCCGGCCACCGCACAACGTATGGAGCGGCGCAATGCGGCGATTGTCGAAGAAATTCGGCAACGTGGAGCAAACCCATTCCGCGTAACCGACAGAGATATCGAACGCATCTGGGGCTCTGTAAGACCCGGTGAACGTCCACCATTCACCCGTGCCCAAGCAGAAGAGGCTTACGGACGTGCGCTCGAAACTATCGAAGATCTCCGTGGCCGACCAACAACTGGGCGATTTGGTCGAGCATTGGAAGCAACTGATGAAGTCAGAGAATTCCTAGAGACCGCCCGCCAAAGCGAAATCGGTGCGCGTATTGAACGCGCTGTAATGGAGTACCACAACGGTTTCGATTCACGCCCACGATACCGGACCGACATGGACGGCCTTCAGAGCATCATTGACACAGGGGACTCACGTGGCCTCATCCCGCCACGCGGTTCTCAGTGGGATCCGTTCCTTGATGCTGAAGATGCCATGCAAGGGTTCACTCCAGATGATGGAATTCGTCCACTCTTCGGCAATCTGCTGCACGCTGACGATGACAGCGCCATTCAACGCTACTTGGACAACATCAAGGGTTACGCCGCTATTCGAGACTCGGAGTTCTTCGATCGGGTAACTGAGTCGCCACTCGGCAAAGTCCTAACCGGAGATGTCGAATTGGTTCTTCGTGCCGATGTCGCTCGCCGAACCGGATACGGAATTGGTGATGCACGAGGTCAAATCGCGTTTGGCGTCATGATTCACGACGACGATCCAGCGCGTGTCCGTCAAGCACTCCTGACACGTCGATTTGGCGGACCTATTGACGACACCGCAACCACAGGCGCAGCATTGGACTTCTTGCACGCAGACCTGACCGGTGACTACTCGGGAATCAGAACCCCGATGGACACCCTTTCCCTTGACGCTGGCCTCAGCGTAGACGTCAGAGATCGAACTATCCGTGGACGAGTAGACGCAGATGCATTTATCGCAGGCGGATTCAACGGCGAAGAACTAGAAAATGTTCGAATCGGTAGTGCTTCACTGAACTACAAACGTCAATTCCTAGCACCAGCAGAAGTCGGCGCGAACAACAGCGAACTCCGCAAGAGGCTCGGTCTTGCCGGTCTCTCTAAAACTGAAGTAGACACCGTGTTTGAGTTCGCTCAAAGCGGCCGCCTCGACCTCGAATCAGCCGACTTGCTACGAATGAACAAAGCAGCACGGGAACAGGCAGACCGTTTCGCAAGAGTCGGTATCAGCACAACTTTCACCAACGATAAGGGCATTAACGTCCTTGATGGTGCTTCGGTATCGGTAGAAACACCGGGTATTGGCCGCATCGAAGCATCCAAGCGTGCCGACGACATCCTGCGTGTACGCCTTGAGGGAGAAATCGCCGAGCGCGCAGAAGACATTGCCAAACAAATTCGATCTGGTGTTGGTCTTCGTTCAGCAACCTCTTCACCACGCCGAGACGCCCCAATCAATGTCGTTGACCCCTTTAGTGATGACCCATTTGGCGGTGTGGTTGACCGAGCACGGACTGTTGTCACCGACCGTATTCGCGACGAAGTAAGCGAAAGAGCAACGGCGCTTGCAACAGAGAAGATTGGCCGTCTGGGAGCCAAACTTTCCCGTCGTCAAGTTCAGAATCGCGGCATACAAAGAGTTGGCATGAACGTTCTTCAATCGGACCGAGCAGAAAATTTGCTTCGTCGGGCCGGACTTGAGACAGACGACATTGAGAACATCCGCTTTGTCGGTGAACTTGCTGCTGCCTTCGGAACTTCCGGACCGGCCGGCGTCGGATTGGTTCTCGCTCGACGCGGAAGCCGTGAAGGAATCGATTTTGGTGTTCGCAAAGCACGCGAACAAGGTTGGATCACCGACAGCCAAGCCAACGCAATCTTGCGCGCCGCAGACACCGTTGCACCAGAAGGACTTCCTGATGCGGTGACGAACGCAATTGGTGAACAAGCGCAGCGAGCCATCAACTCAGACGCAGCCGATCGTGCTAGGGAAATCGCAAGCGCCGCCGCTGAACGTGTGCGTGAACTTGACCTTGGTGATCGTGTTGGGGACATTTTTGATAGGGGTCGCACGGCCGATACTCCTGCTCTTCCGTCCACACCCAACGACCCATTCTCCGCGAATGATCCGTTCGCACCTATCTCCGGTGGAGGGCTTCGCTCTCAAACTGGGCGTTCGATTCTCGCACAGTCGAAACCAATTTTTGACATTGAATCTGATGACGACATCAACAAATTGGCCGACGAACTGCGAACCCTTACGCAACCAGATTCAAGAAACCCTAATAACCACGTGAGCATCATGGCAGAAGAGTTGCGAGACATTATTGGCGATATAGAAACTCCCGATCTTCTCACTGGTGAACCACGCAAATATGCGGAAGACATCACTGACAGCATTCCTTCATATATTGCCAACAGAGTACGCGAGCAACTGGGCGATATGCCGCTTTCTGACGAACAGAAGCAACGCGTTGGGGAACTGCTCGCGGCATCCGAGCAGATGCGAGAACTTGACGCCTTCCGGTTTGACATCATGCAACGGAGGACACCTGATCAAGTCACTGATACGAATGACCCATTTGGTGGTCCACCACCAAGAAGGCCAAGCGCACCACCACCAAGAAGGCCTACAGCAAACGACCCATTCTCTGACGGTCCAGAAGAAGTTCCAGAAACGCCGCCTCAGTACACCGCTGCGCAAGCACGCGAACGTCTCGATGAGATCCTTGCAGATTCAACGATTTTTACAACCGAATTCAATCAGCGCCAAGCAACTATCACCGAGCGAGAAAATCGTCGATCCGAAGTGGAAACACGCAGGCAAGAACTTGAGTCAGTAATCAATGAACTGGCTAGATACGAAATGGTTACCGCTGACCGTCTGACAGAAGAAATTGATAGAACTGCACCAGTTGGAAAAGCCACAACCACACAAGCGGCCAAAATCGATCCCAGACAACACGCCCCACAGCAAGGCATTGTTCGTGACCCCAAAGAGGTCCAGCGAATCGCAGAACAGACTGTCGCTCCCGCTGCCGACCTCACCTTGCCAGAACACCGTGATGAGTTGCGCACGCTCCTGCTCGAGAACGAAAACATCACCAAATGGCTTGGCCTCATTCAGGAACGAACCCCCATCATCAAGGAGGGGATCGGCAACTGGATGAATGATGTTTACGCCCTTAACCCACCCCCCGCAGACTGGGACGTCAATGAAATATGGCGAGAGTCCGGAGGCTTGGTCGGAGCGCGACTTACCGAAGCGCTCATTAGAAGCAGAGGTTATGACGCGCCAGCAATGACTGTAAATGAAGCAGAAATGGATCTTCTTCTAGCCACCCGTGGACTTATGCCAATCTCACGTGGTGCTACCAACAACATGCAACGCGCAACCCTTGATTCGTCAGAAGAATTCCTCACCGGAGGCGGCATTGACGGTGCTGGGCTCTATTTCGCTATCGAAGGAACAAGCCCCACCCGACTGGGTGGCGGACATCACGAGGCCGACGGCTACATCGAAGGCGTATCAGATGCTTCTGTTATCCGTGGCGCGCTAAACCCCGGCGCGAAAGTAATGCAAATTTCTGCTGCAACACGAATGGCTGAAGAATACCGGTTGGAAACTCTAGGTGAGGATGTTGGTGCAGGAGGGGAAGCGAACCCTCTGATCGCCCTGAGGCGCAGCCTCGTGAACGACCCATCTCAGGCCGATTTGTTGGAAGCGTTAGATTCGGCGATTGTTGATTCAACCGACCCAGCAAAGTTTGACGGAGGATCAGTTAACGGACGGACAGTAATTCCGTTGCTCTTGGGCTATGACGCTACAATTTCCGAGACACGAGATGATAACCGCGTTGTCATTCTGAACCGCTCGGCAGCAATCCTGCAAGACACAACGTATACGGGTCAAGAGTGGGCTGAGGCAAAACCATGGGATCGCCTCTTGGAACGCGCCAAAGTGCTTGGTGCCGACATGGACATTCCTATCGGCCTATCACCGGAAGAAAGAACACAGTGGGTTCTTGAGAAGTTGGAAACAGAATTTGGAGCGATCAGTGGATAGCAAACGAGTCACCACCGGAGATGACGGCATCCGTTTTCAGCCTAGCCAGACGTACTTGAAGTACATGGAAACCAGCGCTGTTCGTGAACTGCTTGATAAAGACCCCGACGTTGAACCGTACCTCCAGCAGATCTTTACTGCGCTGCCACAAGTCAGTGAAGTAATCGATCTTTACAAAAACACCTACATCATGGCGCTGCGTGAGGTTGAAGAATGAGAGCAGTACTAATTGGTCAAGTTAGAAAAAACCCGGTCTACTACGACCTAGACGGAAAAGAAACTGACGCGTTCGTTGTCGATAAAGAAAACAACGTTGTTCCGGTCAACGTTATCTCCCTCATTGGCAAAGGCCTCATAGAACCCATCAACGACTCCGACTTCACTGACTTCTTTTGGAATGGTTCCAAAGAGAGCAGCAAAAGATGGGAAAACATTTTTATCCATCGCGTTCAAGATGTGCCAGACAAACTGTTGCGTGGAGTTCAAATGCTTACCACTCCACCAAAAAAGAAGAATCCGGCGCGATCGAAAGCCGTTGAGGAAAAAGCGCTGAGAGCAGATGCCTACAAAGCGCTTGTTGAGAGCGAGCAGCACGAGAAAGCACTGGGTCGAAGTCTAAATCGATTCGGTGGAAGGGCTACTGCGGGTGTTCGTGGATTCGTTCGTAATGCCCGATGGGACCCTGACGCATTGGATGCTGACGGTGATGGTTGGGTTCAGGAAGGAACACAGTTCGCTCGTCGGATAACCGGTGCTAATGTGACGAAACCGAATAAGCCTTCTCCACCCGAAGTCAACGTTGAGCACTATCGCGCGCTTAGAAGTCAACAAAGGCGCAATTATCAGAACTATCTAAGCGGATCGATCAGTGAACGACTTGCAAAACGTAAAGCGCGATTTTACATCGACCGCATGGAGAAAGTTGACCAAATGATCGAAAGCCGTTTCTCTGACGGCAAGCGAATCAAGACCGTTGGCGATATGCGTAAAGCGTTTGAACGTGCTCATCCGGGTTTCATTACAGGTGACAGCACTGCCGAATACTTGAATAGCGCAGATCCTGATGAGGAACTAAAAGACACGGTTAGGGAACATGGCTACATGTTTCTTTTGGCACTTATGTCGAATCCGGACCTAACGAAAGCAAACTGGAAATTCACTAAAGTTGATCCATCCGAAGAGTTTTCTGGCGCCGCTGCTTTCAAAGGGCCGAACAAAATCGACAGACTTGGAAAAGCACGAGATTTGCCTCGAAACCGAAAAATGCTTATCGAGATCTCCTACAAAGATGAATTTCCCGAAGCGAAATTTAGAGATGCGCAACAAATGGATGCTCGTTTACGTTTGCAACTTGAGAACACCAAGATTATTGCGTCCATATTGAGGTCTGATTTGCCAGACGATGAGAAGCAGGAGTTTGTTCGTCGTTTTCATGCTCGCTCAACAGCATTCCACGAAATGACACATGGAAGCATGTATTTTAAAGCGTTCACAGATTCATTGGCGTCAGTCGGTTTACAGCCTGACGAAAAAACCGACGCCGATGCGATCTTGGATGAGGTGTATACAGCAATATCAGATTTAGCACCAGAAAAAGCATCCCTTCTTGCCGATCAATTCTGGGCAGAAACTATTGCCATGCCAGTTGCATTAGTCAACCGTGTCTTGAATTATCTTATGCTTCGTTCCAGTATGGATCCAAGAGCGAAATCAACCATGCTTGATGCGATCAATGCGGATCTCACGGATGGTCAACCCAATGCCCCTGAACCATTGCGTGTCTCAAAGAAACTCTCCGCGTTTCTTAATGACAAGCAAATCCCGAAAAATCTTGCTAAGCCAAACGATCCACAAGATACAACCTTCGAAGAAGGTGACGCTTTATCAATCAACTCGACTATGAACATACTTGCGCATCTGGTCAACGACTTGGGTTCTGGAAATGGTTACCAGAATAGGCTTCCGTGGGCTGGACGGAAGGCAGTTAACTTTGGTAAGAGCGAAGATGACATTGCCCTGAATTGGCCGCTCCTCTTGGAACATGGAATTCCAAATACAGACCTTGATTCAGAAGATGTAAAAACATTGCTTATGGCAAATATTCGCATTGGAGAAGTAATCTCGGAAGTGCTTCAATCAGGTAATCCAGACAGCATCAGGAATTTTGCTGCTATTGCGGCAAGTAACCAAACACAAATTGCTCCCGCTGTTTGGTTGGGCCTTACTGGGAATATCGCAAATCAAAGCATGCGTGAAGCATACGTTCAATCCAGTATTCGAGGGGGAGTATCGCAACTTTGGGAAAGCGTTAAAGCAAGCGGCACGGACCGTGATCGAGGAAGAATCATTGACACCCTCGCCTTACTCTTGGGCGTATGGGACGACCTGACCCCACAGCAACGCGATCTTGCTAAGAACTATGCCGCAATGTCGGGTGGCGGTCTTTATGCTTCGTACGCTGGATATATCACTAACTTCACGCAGTTGGGTCGAGTTTTCGATGGACTCAACTATGAACTGCTCGCCGAACTTGGCCCCTTAGCCCTATTCGGCAATGTGGCAGAAATGGCGGATGAACAGGCTGGCGGGATTCGCGAACTTGACCCATCTGAACCAACATATGAAGCATTGCAGAAATTGATTTCGTGGCTGTGGCCCGAACTCCCCTTCGCGTTAAACGGTAAAGAGAAGGCAAAGTCATGAATCAGAAAGAATGGAACAAAAAACTCGAGAAAACTACCGGTTTTCCAATCAGTGAAATGTTCACTGCGCTATCCAGTGATCAACTGATTGGGAAGATTCGGGAGGCTGAAGATGGAAAGGATCCATTCGCTGACAAAAGAATGGAAAAATTTGAGCAATTTCTTGATGTCCATTCAAATAAGCGCGTAAACCCAAACAATCCTTTTAGGGACGATCGAGATCGTGAAATTTGGTCAACGATCGAGTTCCGGACAGTTCTCTTGCCTCCAAAAGAACGAAATAAGCGGATTCCAACCTATTTCGGACCGAATCGAGTACAACTAGAAGTTTCCTAGCATCATCATTATCTATTCTAAACTGGATACACCATGGATGAAATCGAAGTCAAAGGCCCACAAGATGTAATCCTCGACCTTCCACAGGAACGAGTCACGGCGATTACTGGCGGCAGGGGACCGCGTCGCGGCAACCTTGAGAGGTTGTTGCGCTATTGGCGTCCCATCATGAAAAAGCCGGGTGGATTCAGAAGGTGTCGTGTAATTCTTGCGGACCACCCAGAACTTTACCCACTCGAACGAATCTGTGCTTGGCTGCACCATGAGACAACCGGTCTTTGGCCCAATGAGGGATGTCACCATCCCGGAATGAAAAACTGTAGAGGAAAACTCAAGAAGCGGAACTGGTCTGATGCCGACTGGAGCAAGAGGATGGCTCGACGCTTCAAAAAGAACAAGAAATCTATCTTTGATCATCAAGTTGATGACATGTTCTACGGTGATTTTATTGAACGTAAAGAACTTGAAACAGATTTCGACTATAATCAAGTAGTTACCGAAACAGATTTCAAGCATGCGATGTCCGTTTTGTCAGACTTCATGGACATGGAACCTGATTTCGTCTCGTATATCAGAGATTACGAAAACTGGGAAATCGTCGGAGACGACGAAAACGGCGATGAAATTTCGGCAACATTCGTGAAAACCGAAGATTGCGGATGTGACTGATGGCCACTTCATACATTTACGAAAAAGAAGTTGATTGTGAAGCGTGTCCAAGTGTTCGCGTGAAAAGAACGATCATCGCCAAACTCGAACAGAAAGAAAACGTTCGTTACCTCCGGCAAACTCGCGCAAATCGTGAAGAACTCGTGCAATTTAAAGCACTTTCTAAACGAAACGGGAATATTCGCCAGTATGACGTCAAACGAGTTGGCGCAATCGGGTCAAGTAGCCGTCTGGGGCAAGCAGCCCAAGCAATCGGAACCATTGCCACCCCCGGAAATATTTCCCCTTACCGCAGCCCAATCAGGTCAGGAATTGCTCGTGCCCTGACTCCCGGCAAACCCGGTGGTATGCGTGGTGTACGTCGCCGGGGACGAACCTCTAGGTGTCCAGAAGGATTCCAGTACGGTGGTCGTTTTACTGACAATGAATTCTCGACATGTGGGCAACAGTTGTTCGATGTTCCATCTCCCCTTGGCGCAACAATTCGCGCAATTCGTGAGCAGCAAAGAGCCGCCGCTCGAGGACCAGCCCAACCGCGAACTGCCGCTACGCCAATTGCCTCACAAGGAACAGTGAATCGTGACCGTGCCGTTCGTGCGGCACAAATTCCGCGCGTGTCAGCCACCACGAAGAAAACCGATCGCGATAAGAGCACCGCTGAAGTAATCAAAACGATGGGCAAGCCAGACATCAACGCCACTCGCCTCGTCCGACGTGACGGATATGTTCTCGAGCCAGTCGTGACACCCCGAGTTCTTCGAACCATCCCAGACAACCGAGACATGGTTGATGCAACATTTATTCTGACTGCCAAGAATCGCGCAGACCTTGGCGACCAAGAACTTGGGCTTCTTTCAAATACAGGCGTAACCAACGTCACGTATGTTTTTCAAGACGGATCTTACGTTCAGATTCGAAAAGTTCGTTCATTGACCCGTGGTGAGCGACGCAAGTTGGGTCGCACCGTGAACGCGGCGATGAAAGTTGATAACGAAAGTGACCCTCTTGCACGCCTGAAATACGTTTCAGATGAGACCGGTGATGGCATCGATCTCGTTGAGAGCCTACGAGGCGGTCGCACGATTCAAAAAATCCTTTCCGGGAAAGGCAAAGTTTCGAGATCGAAAGATTCAGAAACTGTCGATCCGCTTGGAGACGCCGCAAAAACAGTTCGAGACGGAGGAGACATCTCCTCTATCCGCCCAACAATCCTGCAAGAAGCGATTGGTAAAACGAATCTCTTCAAAAAGACAGGTACTGACAAGTACAAGGCTGCCGATGGCAGGGTTTACACACTGCGCACTTCGGGCAAGTCAGGCGAACACATTACGCAAGCCATGTCATCCGCAGTCCAAGACCACCTCGGACTCAACGGTGTTGATATCGCATTTGTCGGTAAGGGATCATCGAAGCGCAAGTACTTGTCCATGACCCCGGAATCCGAGATCGTCGACGGTGCGCTTTCCAAAGAGAAGTCATTCAATGACCTCGATGTGGACGACGTGGCAAAACTTTTCGTATCTGACATGGTTATGGATATAGAAAGTCGCGCCAGCAACACGGTTGCGATCTTCGACAAGGGGGATGAGTCGTCGCTCATTGCGACATTTGCCCAAAGTGAACTCGTGGATCTTTCGGATGCCAAAATTCGTGAACGTACCCAGAAAAAGATTCGCGACATGAAAGCATTGCAACCCGACAGCATTTACAGTAAATACTATAAGAGTTTGAAGGCTGAACAGCGCCGACAAATGCAAGAAGAGATCGACAAACTCATTGCGAAAGCACGCGAATTTAACTTCACCAAATTCCGCGACAAACTCTACGCAGATGGAGAACTCTCCTCAGCGGAGAAGACACACTTGAACATTATTGCTAAAATTATTAAGACACGTATTGATGTACTTACCGACAGTAGGGAAGTTTTGATGCGTGTTCTCGGAGGTCAGAAGTGAAACAGTACGCTTTAGTAAAGGACATGGTTAACGGCTCGTCTTACTATGGCGTTGTCATCCGTGAAAATGGGCTTACCGAATGCAAAGGTGTTTCAGGTGTAGGCGAAAAGTGGGCGGAATCTTACAACAACGCCGAAACTAAGTCCCTTGACGATGGTCTTCCCTATGGTGTGAAAATCGGAGAATTCCATGCGTTGACTCAAAGCGAGGAAATCCTTGTCGAACACATGCTTGACGGCAACACTGTTCGTTTCCCAGACAGAACTCAACTGAAGCAACTGTCTTTCCACAAAACAGACGCTAATTCAAGCCTTCCTGCCGTTTCAAACACGCCGCTTTCAGCATTTTTGATGGATGACCTGCAAACCGCAGTTGACTACAAGATTCGCGCTTTCCTCTCCGACTCTGCGAGAGCGTCAGTGATGCTGAAGTCACGTCTTGAAAGATACGGCATCAGCGACACAACTGTCGGCTTCAAGTCTGCAAGCAATAACAGTTTCCTGAATGAAGACATGTCCAGTGTGGCTCGTGGACATGGCAATCTTCGACGTGCGCTGTTGGATATCAGAGACGCAAAATCAACCTTCCTAGAAAATCATCCGGGATATCAGGTTGGAATCGAGGAAAAAGCAATCGGGCGTAGCCTCGGTCGAGGTGCGCGCATTGGCAGACGTGCGGCTCGCGCCTTCAAGCCATACGACCCGAACGCAATCGATGGCGACATGGACGGAATTGTTCAAGAAGGAACACCTTGGGAACGTCCAGCAGTCAGAGTTGGTGGACGTGGCGTTCGCTTAACCCCAACGCAGCAGCGGGCAAGAAGCGAAATTGCTCCAGATGTCGGGATGCGTAGCCGGACGGGTGATGGAGAAAGCATTCAGGACAGGCTTACAGCGGCGCGTAACAGTCGACAGCAAAAACTTGCCGATCGCATGCGTGAAATGGGTTTCGACGATGACAATCAAAAAGAAATCAATGACTGGCTGAGAACCTTTAACCCGGAAGATTTCGAATATACCGACATTGATGATCTCGAGATTGAAGGTCTGACCTCGCGCCGTGGCTCATCCAGCCCTACCGGCAGCATTTTTGGTCAGCGCCGTTACTCAAGCGAGGATTGGATCGAAGGCCAACTCGATGAGGGGCCGCTTGCTGGTTCTTTCTTTGAACTTCGAACCGCACGCGATTACACCGAAAGCAACTTTAATGATCCGGGTGAAACGCTCGGTGGTAATGATGAGTTGACTGTTTACACGCCTGATGGTGTCGTTCTCAGTTTCGAAAACGAAACATGGGAAGACTCTTTGGACCTTATCAATGTCCGCGCACCGGGCGGTGATGGCCTTCGGTCAAGAAGTCGACGCGGGGATGACGAGGACTACCCTCGTATCGACCCTGATCTCATCAACAGGTTGCGAAATGAACGATTTGTTCCCGAGACAAGTCGTTCTGGTCGTGCACGTCAAAACCGCATCATTAACACCCCGAACGCTGATGGTGGTCCACCACGTCGTGCAGTCCGGGAGCGCTCTGGCCGAGTTGTCCCAGAACCACCGGCACGTGATCGGAGCGGACTGCGCAGCAGGACCGGTGACACCGCCAACAGAAATGCCGAATTGACCGGTGTAGGAACAACCGTCCCCAAAGCCATGAAGGCAAACAGGAAGTTCTTCCAAACACTTGCTGCCAACGGATTCGTTTGGGACGACAAGCCTGACACCAGTGGCAGAGTTAGGATTTTCCTACCCGACCGCATGTCCGACTGGACACTTGACCAGCCCGACAGCGTCCGTAATCAGTGGGGCAAATTCAAACCAGCCCGCGAAAATCAGGCAGCCGGCTTCATTCACGTACACCCCGGCAAGGACACGCCACAACGTCCTGAAAACATGGCGAAACGTTTCCTGCGCACCATTTTTGGCGACACCGCATGGGACGACATGGAAGCAAACGCCAAGAAACCCGGCGATAAGCGCGGCACTGGTCGAATCGGAGTAATTCCTTCAACTAGCACCGGCGCGACTGGATTGCGTTCCGCAACGTCTCGTGCTCGCACTCGTACTGCCTCAACGGAAAGAGTAGCAACGCCCACCACAACCGGACGAAGCCTCCGCTCGGGCCAACTGCGCAAACTTGGAAAGCCCGGTGTCGCAAGAGGTGAAAGCGACGGAAAAATCTGGGAACAATTGGATGACAACCAACGCGATTTGTTCAAGCAATTTGCACAGGCGCGTGAAGTTCAGTTGATGCGGAATCTCACTCAGGATGCGAGAATGCGAAAGTTCCGCAACAAGATGATAGATGATGGCGATTTCGACGAAATCGACGAGGACGGCAACGTTGTGCGGAATTACAACAAACCGCTTGCTCGAAACATCATCCCATTGGCGCAACGAGAAATTGACGATCTGCTTCGCGATGAAAAAATCACGGAGGAAACCCACGTAAAGTGGCAGAAAACTTTGGACGACATCAAGACGTTGCGCAACATGAAGGAAAGCGACAACTACGAAGCGCTGGAGCACCTGCATCCGGCAAGTCGTGCCAAGATCATCAAGGACGCTCGGGGTGAAGATTCAAGCATTCCGGGTGTTCGTGCACTGAAGGCTGATGGTCCGTCAACGTTCTTCGGTGATCAAGCCCGTACAGCCAGTGGTCGTAGCGCCGGTAAGAATCGGAAACCGAAAAGGAAGCGGCCTTTCGCTGACCGCATTATCACACCGAATGTTGAACGACTACAGCGTCGGGCGGCTCGTCGTCAACGAGCACAAGCGATTCGTCGGGGAGGCCTTGTTCGCGGTCAAGAGGCTGACGTTTCTGCAACGCAAAATGCTCGACGCAAACTGGCTCGTCAACTTCGTCGAGCACGACGCAGATTTAAAGGAGAACGCGACGAAAGAGCGATCCGTAAAATCTTTGACGAAAAGAAGAAAAATCACCCATTGGCCCGTACAAAAGAAGGCGCTCCAGAAGTCAATGACAAGTACGTTGATTACCTTGCCTTCGTCGGATCAAATATTGATAAACGTCAAAAAGGTGAACTCTCATCAGACGTTCGCGACAGCGTCCTTCGAGACCTTTGGCAAAACGGAGGATTCAACCAACGCCCCGAACTCATTTCTGCGGACGAGATGCAGGCCCTCAGCGATGCGGGTTGGCAGGTTCTACACCGAGGAGTTGACAGACTGGGAACTCAAGCACAAGCAAACACAGATTCGTACAAGGAAGACTTGGACCGTTTCACGCCCGGCGAAACTAATCTACGAGCACATGGCGTTGGCGAATACTGGGCTGCTCCGGGGAGTGGGCACTGGGGAGGTTACGGTTCTGGCATGCTTGCCTTCATTGACCCAGAAGGCAAAAGGATCCAGAGGAATAAACTCAAGGGATTATCAGATGAATCTTGGCCAGCAATGAAGGAAATCCAAGATCTCATCGATGAACTAGGTGATGGAGTTGCACAAGGTGAAGACCCTGCAAACTTCGTTGATCAAGTAATGGAACGACTCCGCTCCAATGGTCTCGAAGGTCTCCTCGAAAAAGATAATGAAATCATCCAAGTGGCTCGCCAATTGCTCGACAGGTACAAGGGCATGACCCCGAATGACACAAAGCGTGAAAATACGTGGAATGCCATTCAATATATGCTCGGCCAATCGAGGCAGGCGCAATGGTCAGGCGGAGAGGGATATTGGGCTCCAATCCTCGGCTACGACTACGTCACCTCAAACGAGGGCGTGTTCCTTGTTCACAACCGAGGCAGTGTTGCTGTGCTTGACGTCGCCGAACCGCTCAGCGGCGGAGCAGCAAAGACAATTGTAGATGGCCTCAATGAAGGGTAAACTATTGACATGAGTGATACAACTAACGAATGGGGCGAAGATCTGCAAGAGGTAGAGCGTCGACAGCAATTCACCGACCGGTTTAACGAGTTGATGGACTTGACCGACTACCCGCCATTTTCAATCAATCTTGAAAAACACAACGAGTATCGCGAAGAAGTCATGGCCTACAGCGTGAAAATCTCTGAACAAATTCGTGAAAGCGACGCAATCGAAGATCGACCATTCTCAACACTTATGGCGAAATGGGAAGATGACCTTGACGAGGCCAAACTCTACAAACAGCGTTATGGTAGGGATTTTGTTGGCGCCCAGAAAGCGGCCGCAAAGAATGACGGCATCTCCATGCGTGACGTAAAGCCCATCGGACCACCATCAGCATATAAAGACTGATGAATAAAGGGGCCGCCGGGAAAGCGCGAGCACTCCGACGCGCTAAAGAATTGGGATGCACTGGTGCACACAAACATCCTGACGGCGGCTGGATGGCATGCTCCACCCATGAAGAGTACGAGCGTTTAGAAGCCGAAGAAGAGTCCGAGCAAGAAGAAAAATCCGTTCTTTCTCGTGTTCGTGAATTCCAAAGTGTTCGCGAACGAAAAGGCAAACGCCGCAAAAAGAAAAATAAAAAGAACTGGGAAAAACTCGGTGAACGTGGCGTTGTTTCAATCGACACAATCACTGGCGGCGGGCTCGTTTCGGGCGCTGTCGCTGGAAAAGTTGCATCAGCAATCCCCCGTGACGGAGAAGAAGATGTTTTTACCGACATCAACTCAGCACGTCGAAGGGCGCGACAACTGGGATGTATCGGAGTTGCACGACGTCGTTCCACTGGCGGTCAAGTCGTATGGACTCCGTGTTCAAACATCACCGACTATGCGCGACGCACAGGAAGCACCGCCCTTGGCCGTCGATACATAGAACGAATGCGACGGCAAGAAGCGCGTCGAATCGTTGAAGAAGAACGCAAGCGCGGTCGCTACAAGCGTAAAATTTCCCTATTTGAAGAACTTCACGGGAAAGCGCTCGGCAGGAAAATCCGTCAGGCTGCTGCTGTTTTCGATGCCAATGCCACGGATGGTGACAACGACGGGATGGTGCAAGATGGCACCGCTTTTGCTAGACCAGCAATCCCCAAGGGTGTCGGTAAGTCGAAAACATGGAAAGACCTCATTGAGATGGAGCCCGGTTGGATGTCCGAGGCACCAAAAAACATTCAAAGAGCAGCGTCGCAGGAAGCGAGAGAAAAACACCGGAAATTACGTGTTTCTGGGCTTCGTTCGCAGCAAACCGGGTCCGGTGGTCGTGCTCAAGTGAGTCGAATCATGCAACAAGTCATGCCAGAGCATCGTGGAAAAGAGGATAGAACCCTCTATTTCATTGGCGGAACAACTGGTGCGGGGAAGTCAACTCTCACCCGAAATGACAGATTTGGGATACCGGGGCCTGATGCTGCTGCACATATTGACCCTGATGAGATTAAGGCCGGTTTGGTTGGCTGGGATAATGGCCGTGGTGCTGGTGCCGTTCACGATTCTTCACGACGAGTTACCGATCACGCCATGAAAGCAGCGGCTGAGGAAAAAACCGATATGGTCGTTCAGGGTACTGGCAAGAGGACTGAGCACCTTCAAATGGCTCGTCAAAATGGATATGCAACTGTTGGGCACTTTGTTCATATTCCCGGTGACGAAGCAGATCGCCGGATTGTTCAGCGAAATGCTGACAATAGGCAGAATGGTGGAGCGATAATCCCGGAATGGTTTGGGAGCCAGATTGGTCGTGAACTACAGCCGATTGTTCCTCGTCAAATTACATCCGGATTATTTGATGAATTCTTCTTGTGGGATAACAGCGGAGACACACCCGTTCTGATTGCTAAGCGCACCAAAGACGGAAATTACAACATCAATGATATTGATGCTTTCAATGATTTCTTTAGTCCGACCGGAGCCGAGTACGTCAAGAACTACTGGGATAGTAAGTCAAGTAGTTAACTAGATAAGGGCCTTATGTAATGCCCTTAAAAAAATAGTGTTATTTGCCTTATTTGGGGCTAGTGATGTTGTACCTTATAGGTAAGGGCGCGTGCTTACGTAGGCCTTGTAAACCATCCATCACGTAATTCTTCCAAGGAGAAGACCCATCATGGCAGATTCAAGCCGCATTACGGAGTTGCAGACCGCGCTCCAGAGCAAGATGGACGAGAACAAGGCCATTGCCGACTCGTTCAAAATTGAGGACGGCGTCGTCGTCGTCGAAAATGACCAGAAGTCCGCGTTCGACGCGAACATGAAGGACATCAAGGAGATCAAGTCACTGATCGCCGGCCTTCAGGACTTCAGCGAAGTTCAGTCGTGGAGTGCAGAGTCGGTTGAGTCCGTCGCTGCTGCCGCTGCTGCTGGCGAGGGCCTCCGCGAGGCTCGCGCTCAGTTCAAGTCGATCGGTGAGGAATTCCTCGCTTCCGACGAGTTCAAGAGCCTTCAGGGTGGCCGTAACGGCGCGAACATGCCGTCGCCATTCCAGTACTCTGGCTCGCTGACCACCAGCGGTTACGGCGTTAAGGACATCTACTCGGCGATGCCTTCCGGCACCCCGGGTCAGTTTGGTTCGATCCAGCGCGATCCGATTGTGATCCCGCCGCAGCGCACCAAGCGCGTCCGCGACCTGTTCCCGACCCGCACCACTTCGGCTGCGATCATCGAGTACTTCCGCATGACCGGATTCACCAACAACGCGGCGACCGTCGCTGAGCGTGGTGGCACCCCCGAGACGTTCGCTGCGAAGCCGCAGTCGACGATGACCTTTGAGGGCGCTCAGGCTCCCGTTCGCACCATCGCTCACTGGGAGGCCGCTCACCGTAACGTCCTCGCCGACGAGCCGCAGTTGCGTTCGATCATCGACAACGAGTTGATGTACGGCCTCCGTCTTCAGGAAGACGCTCAGATCCTCTCTGGTGACGGAACTGGTGAGAACCTCACTGGTGTTCTCAACACCACTGGTATCCAGACCTACGACTGGTCCGACGGTGCGCTCAGCCCGGTTCCGGACACGAAGGCTGACGCGATTCGTCGCGCCGCCACGCTTTCGTTCCTCGCCTACTACGAGCCGACCGGCGTCGTTCTTCACCCGAACGACTGGGAGGACATCGAGTTGACGAAGGACAGCAACGGTCAGTACCTCGTCGCGGTTTCGGTCGCGATGGGTGGCGAGCCGCGCGTCTGGCGTCTCCCGGTCGTCGAGACCCCCGCTATCGCCGAGGGCACCGCTCTCGTCGGTGCGTTCGGTACCGGCGCCCAGTTGTACGACCGCGAGCAGGCGAACATCCGGATCTCCGAGCAGCACTCGGACTTCTTCGTTCGCAACGCGATCGTGGTGCTCGCCGAGCAGCGTCTGGCCCTCGCGGTCAAGCGTCCGGAGGCCTTCGTGAAGGTTTCCTTCGACGGCGCTCCCGAGGCTCCCTGATCCTCGGATCAACAACTAACGGCCTAGAGCCGTAGGAACGTCCCCCGGGTTAGTCCCCGGGGGATTTTCCTTTATATGTACAATGTTTAATATGGCAAAGAACAGCAACGCCGACAACGATTATTGGGATGAATACAAACGGATTGGTCGAGACTTCAGGGGTGGACCAGAAGACCTCGAGGAACTTGTTGTTGATGAACATCGGCACGTGCGCATCCATCGCCGTAGAAAAGAAAAGATGACCGACGAATGATGACTCTGTACACCTATCGGGCACGGCTTGACCGTGTTGTTGACGGAGACACCGTCGACCTAACCATTGACCTTGGATTTGATATCCACCACAAAGTCCGTTGTCGTCTTTATGGAATCAACACTCCCGAGAGCCGAACAAAAGACCTTGCTGAAAAAGAAAAAGGTCTTGCCGCTAAAGCCTACGTGGAAGACTGGTTTAATTGGAATAAAGAGTGTTTTGTTCAAACCATGAAGGATGGCAAAGGCAAGTATGGTCGCCTTCTCGCCAATATCTACCCAGACGAAAAGTGTGAGTTCTCTCTTAACGAACAGTTAGTTGACTCCGGTCACGCTGTCGAATACTTTGGTGGAGCACGATAATCATGTCGGATTCGCCCGGATGGTGGGTGAATTCTAACGACCATTACTGGAACCTAGATGGGACCCCAGCAAAGGCAATGCTCATCAAACGGCTACGAGAAAACGTAAAAATCGTCTCACTTATGCCATGGACATCCGATGTTTACGGATGTTACCCATGTGATGTTTACTGGGTGGACAGAGAAACATGTTGGGTCTGTGGTGACGAGGGTTTGCTCCTCGCCAACGCACAGACCAAAATCAACATGGTGAAGGACGCCCACAGGGGCAACACCATCACTTGATTGGACATGCGCCCGTAGCGCAGTCATCCATAACGACGTCCTCCGAGAAGATTGACTGCACCAAGGGAACCGAGAAGTCAATCTTTTCCAACATCTTCTTGTACTCATCTTCAGTACATTCCTCGTAAGGCGGAAGCGGGAAGTTGTGATCCGAGTGCAGAAGGAACGAGACAGACTTGACACCGTCGGTGTAATTCTTCGACAGCCACTCACGGATGTCGTCAAGTTCTTCAATTCGATAGTAGACGGTTACGGACACAGCGTTGTCTGCCCAGACGGTCTGCATCTTCTTAACCCATTCCAACTGGTCAATAGCAGTCATGTCAGCAGCAAGTACTGAACCCTCTGGCGATTCACATGGGAACTCAACAACATAGCGAGTGCGATCTTCGCGTCCATCGATGCCCACGTCCCACTTGACTGGGTAGCCGCGCCGACGGCAAGCATCAACCAACGGATCTGACGAGCCAAATCGAACACGACGAATGTAATGACGAGCATACGCAGGATGAACACCCGGAGTCACACCCGGTAGCAGAGCCAACGTTCCAGAAGGCTGAACAGTAGTCAGACGAATCGACTTCGGGAAACCATGCTCCGCCGAATACTTCTCATCGAGACCTTCCAGATACTCGTACACCGGATCGAGCCACGAAATCTGCTTTTCCGATGCCTGAAGAATGCCCGTCACCGACTGACCAAGACGAGCGTTCTTCGAAACGATCTTCGTAGTCTTCTCGTAAGGATATGACAGACGCGTGATCTGCTTCTGAGTCATGTAGAGCAGTTCTGAAATTTCCCGGAACTGAGCAAGCGACTCGATATTTGGAAGGAAGATCGTCGAAAGGTTGCACGACTCCCCGTCGCCAAGAGCAATTTCAGCACACGGGTTATAACCCTCAATGCTCGGGTCTGCCTTCTTGTGTCCCAGACGACCAAACTTGCGTGCCAACTTTCGGTTGACAAGACCGTATGGTTCCCCTGAGCCGTCGTAACCCTTCCACACCTCGGGCACAATTTCTTCCCACGCGTCAGCGTAAATCGAGTTGTTGGAGTTTGCACGCCATGCGGGCACGTTGCCGGCAGACCAGTTCTTTGCCCGAAGGAAGAGAACATCATCCGGGTCTCCGATCGCGATTTGAGCGGAACGTCGCGATGAACCAGAAACCACAATACGCCCAATGATGTTGCAAATGTCGAGGACATCAACGGAACGCAACTTCTTGCCAACGCGAGCATCCATGACCTTGCAGATATCCTCGATGCCGTCGATCAACGCACCCGGACCTGATGCCGTGCCACCAAACGTCTTGAGTGGTGCACCGTACTCGCGGATGAGAATCGTTGAATACGAGAACGACTTGCCCGTGTAGAAGTACGACTTCAAAACGGAATGAACCAGACGCGACCACCCCTGACGCGAGTCGGGGACAATGATGTCGGCGTCATTCGTCTTCTCATGAGAGATAGCAACACCCGACTTGACCTTTGGCAACTCGTGAATTTTTGCGCGTTCCACCGAGAACCCGACGCCACCACCGAGCATGAGGTGATCGAACAGGAATTCGAAGTCCTCAACCTTTTCAATGTTGACGAAGTAACAGTTATTCAGGGAAGCAGCGTTGAACTGCTGAACCAACGGGGTACCCAACTGCCACAACGCACGACCCGAAAATGAACACCGCAAATTGAACATGTGATCGAACAATGTCTCGGCCTGCTTCTTGGTGTAAGGAACACCGATCTCTCCAGCGCCCTCAATGACTCGAGCGATTGTTTCTGGCCAAGTTTCAATCGTTCCGTCATCTTTCGGACGGCTGTAGGTACGCAGATAGACAATCTCGCCCATTCCATTAAAGCCCCACGGAGGTGTTTTTTGGGCGTACGAATCTAGGAACGACTGTTCAAGCAGGGTCATTTGGGGCCTCTTTCGAAGTATTTTGTGCGGTTATGACGGGTAGTAAATCCCCGTTTGTCGATTGTATCTGACCGACAAATACTGAAAGCGTTAAGCCAATCCGAGATTTCTTGCTTCTTCGAGAGGAATGTGTTTTCCTGCCGGATATTTAAGGACTTTAGCGACGGTGAACGGAGTAATTTTTTTCTCCTCCCACACATCTTCCTCGAGCAGAAAGGTTTGAGACTCAACCAAGGATTCGATCTGGTTGTATCCGGCCACATGTTCTGGTGGCTGAAGATCTCCTTTGCAGTCACCAGTAGGGTGGCCACATACCGGACATGGCTCCCTGCTTGCAGCAGAAAAGCCAACTTCCAGACCATCAATGCGGATCACTCCGTCATTTCGTCCGAAAGAGTTGTATCCGATCATCCCTTAATTGTACCCCTCATAGCGTTAGAACTCTTGGACATTGAAGCCAGCGGCATTCAGCATCGTGATTGGATCCTCACCGAGGGTTTCGTCTTCATCCGAACACGGCCCCCTGAGAGTTGCTGCGATCATAGCGGGGATGATTGCCTCGCGCAACACCGAAGCGGCACCTTGCGTGTATGCGACATTATCTTCCCACCAGATGTGTTCTTTATTAATATAACTATATGGCGCACTTATTAACATTACATTAGGAGAATCATCTACGCCGAGTGAAACGTGAGTCACAGTCACGCATTCCCTTACGTTTTTATTGCCATCGGCAAATAATGCGGCAAGATTCTTCCCCGCCGTCATCTCCGGAGTTTGAGAATGAAATCCTTCGGCCACAAACGTAACCTCGTCACAACCCCAAAAATACCTCATTGCGTGTAAAGCGCCAAGACACATCTCGAATCGTTCTTGCAAATCCTTCTTCATGAATTCACGAGTTAATTGGACAACAAGAGCAAGTTCGTCTCCTACCCACCCAAAGAAATTGAATGGGATATCCTTACCAACACCCTCATCAGCAATGAGAACTTCTTTCGCGATCTGGGCAGAAGTCAGCGAAAGCGCAACCTTGGAATATATGTCTGGATATTGGTCCACGACTGGCTACAATAGTCCACGCACGCCAAAATCAAGGGAGAAATCAATGGCAAGCAAGAAACCGGCAAAGAAAACCTCAGCGAAAAAGGCACCCGCCAAGAAAACGGCGCCAGCCTCAGGAAAGAAGACCGCTGCTGCTAAGAAATCCGCAGCAAAGAAGGCACCCGCAAAGAAGGCACCTGCAAAGAAGGCACCTGCCAATGCAGCACCGAGGAAGCGCGCTCAGGCAACTGGCCCATACGCTGGGAACAACACTGAAGCAAAACAGTTCACGGAAGCACCAGCACCTGCTCCTGCTCCGGTTGAGACCACAGCCGAAAAGATTGATATTGTCGTCGAGAAGCCATCTTGGCGCTCGCGTCTCGTGGCGGTCTTCAAAAAATAACCGCGTAGGGCAGGCCTGATGGCACTCGAAGTTCGAGACAATTTCATCAATCCAGAGTTATTCGAAGCAGTTCGCCTCGATGAAGGTTTCTTTCCGCCAGAAATGGAAGGAATCAACATTGGCGAATACCTGAACGAATTTCATGACGAAGAATGTGACTGCTACGCCCCATACATGTTTTGGGATGGATGGCATAATTCGCCCGCAGACACAACTCGCAAAAAAGTAATTCAAGAAATTTGGTCGACCCCGGGCTTGCTCCCATGCGACATTGATGACGTCGTCGGCTTCGAATACTGGACACGAACGTTTCTACCCGGACAATTTTTGGCTGTGCACTGCGATGAAGACACGTTCTTGTACCAGAAATCGCAAATATTTCGTGGCCCCATCATCGGATGTGTTTGGTATGGGCCATCCGAAGCAACAGGCGGATTTCTTGAACTTCACGACAATATCCTCAAAGAAGGAAGAGGCGTTTTAGAACGCAATTTACTTGACCCGATGATGTCACCCATTGAAGAACGTGAGCGAATTAAGTACCAGCCGAATCGCCTAGTCGTATTCGACGCCGGTCACCGCCTACATGAAACAACGAAGACACTTTCAGGAAAACGTCAGGTCATGGTAATCAATGTTTGGCTCAAAGATAAACCTCCGACTGCTCTAGAGACTGGTGAGTTCTTTTACGAATAAAACAATTATGCAACTCGAACGAATATCGCTTATTGAACTTGGTGTTTGGGTAGGAAAAATTGATGAGGTCAACCCAAAACAAATCTCGTCGGATATCCATAATTACGCTCAAACCATCGATCAGGAATGCCCTGATTACGGCGTAATTTCGCGTGGGTTCGTTCAATTTGAAGATTTAGTAATGCCGATCACACCGGAAGTTACAAAACTGGAAACAGCCGTAAAAGCGCGCCTCCATCATCTAACAGGCAGAGACTACGAGATCCACGATATGTGGGCTGTTGACCTCGAATACAATCAGAGTGTCATCGCCCACTCACACCACTCCAATCTGCACGTACATCCCCACGAGTACTACAGCGTCACTTATTATCCGCAAGTGCCCGAGGGCTCCGCAGAACTCGTTTTCAACTACGACTACTGCAACATGATGAGCGGCACCGCAAGTGTGAAACCGGAAGTCGGAACATGTGTCATTTTCAACTCATACATCCAACACATGACGTCTCGCAACAAATCCGATACGTCTCGTCTCGTTGTAAGCATGAACCTCGGGCCCGTTGACCCAACGGTTGACCCAAATGCTGATTGGTCCGTGTACTGGAACAGGCCTGTAATCGAAAATCCCGAGCCGCATAAATGACAACAGAACATCGCCGCTCACCTCGCAAAAAAGTTACAAACATCGAACGGGTTGGCGCATGGGGAAAAGTGCGGTACCTGCATCATCTCGAGTGCGGCCATGTCGAGTCGCGCCCAAGAGCGTCGTCGGCCCCACGCCTCGGCTGTGTGATGTGCTTGCGCATCTCCGAAAAAGAAGCGGAACTCGAAGATTTACTAATAGTTAACGAGAATCCTGTTGACATTGGACACGATGCAGGCCAAGATGAAATACGACTCGCAAAGACAGCCAGCATCATCGCCAAAAGATTCGGTGTGCCAGTCGAAGCAGTCGACATACACGTTGCAATTGGGCCAGAAGGCACACTCGTCTACAACGGTGGACTGGTGTTCCTCTCTGGGGAAGACATATTCCGGTTAGTGGGAGAACGATGAACAGTAAGGTTGAGCCGGTACCAGCCGGCGCCGGTGCATGCTACGAAATGCCAGTGTCTTGGTGGTTTCCGCATTTTGATCCAAGACGAAATGGTTCAATCGCAGTGATGCGACAGAACCGTGAAAAAGCGATCGAAATCTGCAATTCATGCGAATACAAAGAACAGTGTCTTGAGTGGAGCCTGCATCACGAACCTCTAGGCGTGTGGGGAGGTATGCCAGAATACCCACGAGCGGTTCTTCGAGCGAAGCGTGGTATCGAATGCTCGAACAATGCGTTTATCTCTGTTCCCGGAAAAGGGGTACGTAACGTATCTGCGGTGAAAGGCTGATGTATGGCCACACCGAAACTCTTCTGTCGAAACTAGACGGCGTCGTAAAATCTGCGAACGGATGGGAAGCACGATGCCCATGCCGTCAAGATGACCGCAACCCATCACTTTCCGTTAAAGAAAATTCCGATGGAAAAATCGTCATGTTCTGTCACAGGAACAACGGATGTGGTGCCGCTGAAATCTGCTCGGCTATCGGTTTGCAACTTTCAGATTTAATGCCACCATCTGACAAGACGCAAACTGCATCAATCGATTATCCAAAACAGGAACGTCCAAAACTAAAGTTCGTCGCAAAATACGAATACCGCGACGCCGACGGAACCCTGCTTTTTGAGAAAGTTCGATACACCGAACCCGATGGCAAAAAGACTTTCCGCCAACGCAAGCCCGACGGATCTGGGGGCTGGACATACAGCCTTGGAGACACCCCAAAGGTGTTATATAACCTGCCCGCCGTCTTAGAGGCAAAAGCAAACGGAGAACCAATCTTTCTCGTGGAAGGAGAGAAAGATGCAGACGCTCTCATCTCAATGGGTGCTTGTGCCACAACTATGCCCGGAGGGGCAGGTAAATGGCTCGACATACACACTGAGGCTCTCGCTGGAGCAATCGTGGACGTTATCGTCGACAACGACGAGCCCGGACGCCGACATGCACACCTTGTCGCAGGCATCCTCACTCAAGCCGGTTCGGACGTAGCGATTTGGCGAAGCCAAACTCAAAAAGACATTTACGACCACCTGCAAGCGGGTGGGTCAACCACCGACCTCGAACAGATCCCATACGAAACCCTGATCTCTGAGTTTGCTGGCCAAACAATCGAGCCAGAAGAACAGGAAGAAGACGGTGACGAGCCAGAACTTGTCGAGCACACTCCGCAAGAAAAAGCAATCCTCGACATCGCCCATCTGCTCACGTCAGATAAAAACCCAAAACACATTCTTCTAAAAATCGCTGACATCGCCTTATCACAAGGCCAAGAGTTCTCGCAGCCAGATCCGGGCCGACTGGTGAACTGGGATGACTTCGTCATGGAGGAAACTGACGATTCGTATGAATGGCTCCTACCCGGACTATTGGAAAAACAAGAACGAGTAATGGTCGTAGCCGCTGAAGGTGTTGGCAAAACCATGCTTGCCCGTCAAGTGGCGATCTGCTCAGGATACGGAGTTCACCCATTCACTTTTCAACGCATGCCACGTGTACGCACGCTCACCGTTGACCTAGAGAACCCTGAGCGAATCATCAAACGAACGTCCGACAAAATCGTCGGAGCAGCAAAGTCAATGGGTTACGAACGCAAAGGTGACAACCATCTTGTTATCAAGCCGGACGGCCTGAACCTGCTATCGGTGCAAGACCGAATGATCTTGGAACAACACATCGAGGCAGTCGAGCCAGAAATCCTAGTAATGGGACCCCTCTACAAAGCATTTCTCGACCCCGGTACTAAAACTTCTGAAGCGGTTGCAATCGAAGTCGCAAAATATCTCGACCGCATACGGTCAACCTACAACTGTGCGCTCTGGCTGGAACACCACGCTCCACTTGGAGCATCACAAACCTCTCGCGAGTTACGTCCGTTTGGATCCGCTGTCTGGTCACGTTGGCCAGAGTTTGGACTCGCGTTACAGCCAGACCCCGTTCGCCCTCACGATTTTGTTTACGACGTAAATCATTTCCGTGGTGCTCGAGACCTTCGCGCATGGCCCACGCAAATGACACGCGGCAAGAAGTTTCCGTTCGAAGTATTGGAGTTTATGAAAGTATGAAACTGGTTGATCTACACCCGTGGGAGTATGACCATGCGCTGAGTGTTGCTGCTCGCCGGTGTGCTGCCAACTGGGGTAAACAAGATGCTCCGCATTACCACCGCAAGAACATGGAGGACGACCGGACTGCTCAAGCAGCGGCTTGCGTCTGCGAGTTGGCTGTCGCAAAAGCAACGAACCGCTATTGGTCTGGACATGTTTGGCACAAGAGCGAACATCACTTGTATCGGGATCTCGCCGATGTAGGTGAAAACATTGAAGTCCGACGTATCCGCACCCGCATGTCTGCCGCTGTAAGGCGACACCAGTTGGGAAAAGGTTTAGTATTATTTGTAGCAAGGCCTGTATTGCCAGAAATGACACAAGTCGAAATATTTGGCTGGAAAAAATATGACGAGGCATGGGAAATCGGCGAACCGGCCTCATATGACCCCGACAACACCCGCGTAATCGGAGTTGAACATTTGGAACAATTATGAGCGACGACAGTGGAAAAGCCCTATCACGAGAATTCTTAGCCGAACGTGACCTGCGCATCTTCAAAATGAGGCAGGCCGGCGTGACGACAACTGAAATTGCGCGACGCTTCAATGTCAGCACATCAGTTGTGTCGAAAGCGGTCGGTCGTCAACTCGAAAAAATGAACCGGGAAGCCATGATGGCTTACCCTGAAGTTTTGCGAATGGAACTGGAACGCTTAGATGCGCTACAAGCCGCAATATGGCCGATGACACAACATCGACGAGTGACCCTTGACGATGGGCAAGAAGTTTCAGTTGAACCTGACATGAAAGCAATTCAGCAGGTGCTGAGCATCATGGATCGTCGCTCAAAACTTCTTGGAATGGACCAGAACAACCTCACCGTTCAAATGGACATTTCCACAGACACCGCGACCCCGATCCGAGTTTCCATGGCAAGCGAAACCGACACGGGTGCCGCACCAGTCGACGCATTTGACCCTAAAGAAGAAGCCCGCCAACTACTAGAACTCATGGGCAGATCCGGCGTCCTCCCAGACGCAGAAGTGCAGCAAATGTTAGGAACAGGGACAGAAGAGGAACAAGACATCGAGGAAGCCGAGATCGTCGAAGTTATCCGAGATGTTGAAGTGCTAGAAAATTACAGAGGCAACGATGAGTCAGATTGACGGACTAGAACAACTTTACATTTTCCCGAACTTCCTAGACGAGGACGAAATCAACCTCTGGAACAATCGGCTCCGCGCAGAAACATTCTGGAAAGAAATTCCAGCAAGTGACCACGAACACTCAACTCAAAGAAACCACATTTCCATCGACGGCGACAATATGCGCAACGACCTTTCATTGCTTCAAGACAATGAGGTCTTAGTATCAAAAATCAACGCCAAGGTCGAACAAATTTTTGGGGAACAGTTTCTCACGCCCACAACCCTTTACTATCGGAAGTGGGTTGCCGGAATGACACAAGGGCTGCACCATGACGCATGCTACGAGTATGGGGCAGGTCTAGATTGGCGCACAAACAGCGAAGCAAAAGAATCGGCTTTCCCTATTGCTTTTCACGACGTAGCAACCGTCCTCTACTACAACGACGATTTTGAAGGCGGAGAAATCTTTTTCCACCGGCCAAATATCTCATTGAAGCCGGAACGCGGAATGCTCATCATGATGCCATGCACCGACAGATACATTCATGGAGTAAATGAGATCACCTCTGGCGAACGATACATTTCCGCCCACTTCTGGACACGTGCAAAAACGATCGCAATGTGTCTGGGTCACGATAAAACCCGCATAAATGAATGGATATACAAGTACTCCGACTGTGATAAGGTTGACCGCCTACTCAGTGACATGCGGCGACACTAGAAAGATGTAGTATCTAGACATGAGCGAAGAATCAACAGAAATTGAAATCACCTCCATCGAGGATCTGCCCTCAGTCGACTCCGAACAGTTGGCCGAAGTCACCTCATCTCCATCGCATTTCCAATCCGTCCTACTAACCACGAACGAGTGGGGAACATTTGAAGTTCGATGGAACGGCACCACTTTCATCCTCCTTAAGGGCATTGCAACACACACCTCTGAAGGAAAACCTCCAATTGTTTCGTACGAGGTTCTCGGACATCAAAACCCCGATGAGGAAGTGGACTATCCGTTCCCGCTTGACCTTTCAGTTCTCGAGCGAATCGGTCGCGTCCTCATCCACACCGTCAATACCGCTGCAAGCGAGGACGACGAGTAAACTGCCAGTGTGCGCATCCTAGGGATTAACGACTCAAGCCACGACGCAGCAGTAAGTGTAATTGACAACGGAGAAATCGTTTTTGCGGCGCACAGCGAACGCTACAACAAACAAAAAAACACTTACGCAATTTCTGACGACCTGATTGAAGAGGTCATGTCGGATCCGCCCGACTTGATTGCTTACTTTGAGAAACGTCCATTTAAGCGGGCTCGCAGATTTAGACACGGAGGCATCAACGGTGCCTACCAAAACCTATACAAAAAACTGCATAAATATCAATGGCCAAAAGAGGTGCAGGTCTCACACCACTACAGTCATGCAGCCGCCGGATATTTCACGTCGACATTTGCGGAAGCAACAGTAGTTGTACTAGATGCCATCGGCGAATTTGAAACCGCAACGATTTGGGACGCCAGCGGAAACAATATCCGCAAACGAGAATCGCTACGGTACCCGATTTCATTCGGATTGTTCTACAGCGCATTCACCGATCTAGTCGGGCTAAAACCCGGCTTTGACGAATACGTACTTATGGGAATGGCCGCCTACGGAGACCCATCCCGATACGCGGCCGAGATCAACAAAATGTTCCCAAAGTGGAACAGCCAGACACAGAACTTCCACCACGGAGTCAACTGGCCGCACCCAATCATCTGCGAACAAGACAAATACGATATAGCAGCAGCAGTTCAACTCATATATCAAAATCGTTTAATTGACCTGATGCGCTATGTGCGGCGCGACTCACCCACACAAAACCTTGTTTTCATGGGCGGCTGCGCACTCAACTGTTCAGCCAACACGAAACTTCTTGACATCTGGGACGAAGTTTGGATAATGCCGAATCCCGGCGACGCCGGCTCAAGCCTCGGTGCCGCACTAGCAATCTACGGATCACACATCGAATGGCGCGGCCCATACCTCGGTCACGACATCGGCGGCGACTTTTACCCATCCGAAGACATCATTGACGTACTGCTACGAGACAAAATTGTTGCAGTCGCAAACGGAAGAGCCGAATTCGGTCCGCGAGCATTGGGGAACCGTAGCCTTTTGGCTGATCCCCGACCAGCCGACATGAAAGATCGCGTGAACCAAGTTAAAAAACGGGAACCTTTCCGTCCATTCGCACCAATCATTATGGAAGATCACGTGTCCGAATGGTTCGAAATTGACCGCCCCGTCCCATACATGCAATTTGCCGTAAAAGCGCGCTTTCCAGAACTCATGCCGGCCGTAGTGCACCACGACGGAACATCACGAATCCAAACCGTGAACGAATATCAACACCCCGGCCTCTACGACGTTTTATCAATGTGGTATCACCAAACCGGGATGCCAGTTCTATTAAATACCAGTCTCAATGTTCGTGACCAGCCTATGCTCAACGACGAACTCGATGCCCTAGTATGGCAAGAAATGAACCCACAAGTAAAACTTGTAACGTGAGGAAATACGATGGCACCAAAACACTTTGCCGACAACTGGATCGCTGACTGGTCGCAAAATGACGCAGATCGAATCAAACGAGAGCAACGTTTTGCTCACTTCCGCGCACACACCCACATCCACGGTCTTCCAAAATT